CTTCAGTTTTTGTTTCTTCTGTTTCCATAATTCTATTCTCATTGTCTGCTGGCCTTTGGATTTCAGGCGATAGCCTCGCGTCCTTTTGTGCCTGATATCTCCGCAGTCTCGGCTCATGCCGCCTGGCAGTTTGGTGTCTGCCTCCGGCGGTCAGCCTCGTCTACTGATATCTCCGAAAAAGAGCCACTGCTCTTTCCCGAAGCCAGCAAGATTAATGAAACCCTATTGCAAGCGAACAGGGCTTGATTAATCGTTTGATTTGAACGGACGGGAGAGATAGAATAAAAAAAGCTCTTTTTTCGTTGTCACGCACTGCCATGTTTGCCTCGAATTAAGAGTCAGGGGGAGGTTATCCAGCCTCTCCCGTCTCAAATCATCTTTTCATTCCACCTTTCCCCTATGTTCCTGGAGCGCAAGCCGCGCTTCCTCTCTTATTTCCTTTTTTATCTTCGCCGGGTCGAGATTCTCCTTAAAAGCTTTCGCCATCGCCTCCATCATCACAGACCCGGAAAGCTCTTCCCGAATCAGCCTTACGATATCCTTCTGGCTGAACTCTTTCTCTCCTTCCTTCTCGATCTCGATCTCCCGTTCCGTCACAGTGCCCCCGCTCTCGCTGTCCTCATCCTCCTGAGTCCCCGTAGCATCTGCTTTCAATACAGCCTGGAGTGCGGCTATAGCATCCTTTACGATCTTGCGATTCTTCCGGCTCAGGACTCGGCCTTCCTTCAGGTCAGCGATAATATCCTTAAACTCATTGATGATATTATTTTTCTCCTCTAAGACACTCTTGTAATAATCTTCAATATAATCAATGTGGTCAACGGTAGTCTTCAAATCGACCCTTGCAACATCTACGTTACCAGCAACTGCCCCTGGCGAACTCCCTCCGCCTTCTCCGCCATCCTGTCCCGGCCCAGGTCGTTCAACCCGCCTCATCGTACCTCCGCATTTTGGACACTTTATGTCCTTGCAGTGCTTTTCTGAGGTCAGCTTATGGCCGCATTTAATGCACTCGCACTTGTATTTCTCCTGCTTCTCCTCTTCTTCATCTTCCTCCTCTTCTTCCTTCACAAATTCTATTTCCGCATCTTCGGCAATCTCAATCTCTTTATTGATATATTTGACTCTGCCCCATACGGCCTTTGCATCTTCCTTGTTCGTCCTTATCTCCTCGATCAGCTCTCTCTGTTCGGTCAGCTTATCCAAACTCCTGAGCATGGCATCTCCTATCTCTGCCTCCTCCTCCTCAGCTATCATCTTGGCGAATTCAACAAGCTCCTTAAGATGCGCACCGGAGAATCCGTCGGTCTTCTCCACGATGTCTTTGAGCAACTTCTCGTCTATCTCTCCAGCCCAAAGGGAAATCATCTCTTTCCTTTGCTCTTTTCCGGGAAGTTCAAAATTGACGATGTGGTGAAATCGCCCAGGCCGATCAAGAAGTGCGGATGGAAGCTTTTCTGGATAGTTCGATGTCATAATCGTAATCATGCCCTTATTCTGCTTTATGCCGTCCATCTCTGTCTTGAGCAGATCTGTCACAAATTCCATCTCACCCCGTAACCAAGTATCAATATCTTCAAGGAAAAGCACGGATGGTGCTAAATCCCTTGCCATAGAGAATCCCAGCGCCAGAGCTTTAAGTGGCCCGATATGCCTAAAATCCCGACTCGACACCCAGATAAATGTAGCATCAAGTTCATTCATAAGCACTCGGCCTGTCTTAGTCTTACCCGTTCCTGGAGGACCAATAAACAACAATCCACGACCTACAAGGCTTTCGCCTTTTTTCTCCAATGCCTTAGCCGATGTAATTATCGAATCCTTGTATTTCGGCTCAAGAATCAGGTTATCCCAGTTGTCCCCTGGCTCTTTCAGGAATTCTCCACTAAGAGCGAATTTCTCACCTCTAAGGAAATTGTTTTCATAAACCCAGGTGTGGACTTTATCCAACAATTCTTTATTCCAGGCTTTATTTTCGTTTGACGTAATAAGTGTGACTTTCATACCAAACCAATTCGGCTCACAGTTTACAATTAAAGGCTTCTTTTCCGCTTCATAAAACTGCATTCCCTCAACAAGGAAGTCATCAGATTTCTCCGAATTGAGTTGGACTACTTCATAAACAGGTGGCACTTCATCACCACTCCAACCAAATCGCCTCGTATCCTTCAAATCGAACTTACCGAGAATTTCCTTAAATCCCGCCAAATAGCTTCCTAACAATGGCGAAGGAATTGAATAGCTGTTCTGAAAAACCTCCTTGACCTTGCATTCCAGAAATTTCTCATATAGGTCAAAATGGAATCTCAGGGGGGCAGATGATTCAGCGCTTGCAATATCAAATAGCTTTGAGAGTGACTTGTTCCACCGTTCGTGATATTTAGGCTTATGCTCGTTCACCCAAACCTGTGCCTCTTCCATAGTCCACTTTTTGACATCGAACAGATAAGTATGAATCTTTTTTTCTTTTCCACAATAAGTCGCCTTTATTCCTTTGTCAGCCGATATGGTGATGGTGGCCGTTATTTTGCATGTAGTATTTACAGGGATATGATGATATTCATCAATTGTCTCGGGTTTGGTAATGATGCCATCTTTTTCAAGTTCAACAAAAAAATCTTTACTATCTATCTTGACTACGGGTCGTCCCAGAATTGTTACTGATTCATCCTTTTCAATCTCAATCTCCTCATCCTTCACAACCTCAATCTCCAGCTCCTTCTGAAAGCTCTCTGAAATAAGTCCCTTCTCCACCGCTATCGTCAATGCCTCTGGACAGCTCGGAATGGGGACAAGCGAATATTCCAGGAGTTCCCACTTGTTGTATGTCCGCTTAGGTAAATTGGGGTCTTTCTCCAATGCCTTCTGGTCTGTGTCTTCCCAGTCAATAGGAATGAAGCCCACGCTAAAAGCATTGAGCAGCGGACCCGTTCCGCCCACGTCCTCAGTGTATGCTTTGTAATACTCGTCTGACCTCTGATTCTTGGCAAATACCGTCTTTGCGATAAGCCCCTTCTCATCCCTCTTAATCCACATATTCTTAGCGGGGGGAATAGACCTGTAGTCATGGAAGCCTGGCACAATAGGATTTTTCAGGTAATTATCCAGCATTGCGCCTTCTGGCAAAAGGCGTTCTCCGTCCCTGTCCTTTATCCCCGTTGATATATAGCTTATAACCGCCCGTTCGCTTTTCTTGACCTCCGTCTTGTCTTTCTCCGCCGTGTAGTATTTCTTGACAAAAGGAATCTCGTCCTTTTTTATGTGGAGCCGCTGTGCGACCTCTGCGGCCTTTTCGGGAAAGACTTCCGATAATTTCTTATGCTCTGTGACCATCTTCATGATTGGCCTCCTCTAGTTTTCATTTTCTTATAACCATCCAATACTAAACATTTGATTATTTATCGTAATATCAAACCAGGGTTCAAATTCTTTTGGTCCGCGAATCCTGAATCTGCATGGAAAGCCAGGCCATCCCTTTCCAATTCGTACAATACTAAAAGATAATGATTTCCTATTAAATTTAATTCTTTTGAATAGAATCGTTTTTCCATCCATATCATGCCTCCTCAATCTGTGCCGCCACAGTACAGCGGCATTTTGTATGGAGATTACCCCCATCCACATCCTCATAGGTTATCTTGAGCTTCTCTTTAAATTGCTTTCCTCCTCTTGATACTGTGACGGTTGAAGTATCTCCTATATTAAAAAAGTTCTTTTCAATAGAGATTACTTTGCCATCTAATCTCCAACAATGCCTACAAGTTTTATCGTCTTTATGAGTTATCCAAACTTTTTTCTTGACTACCCCGCTTTGTTTATAGGCAAGCAGATTTGCTTTATTAGATGCCCTCAAACATTCACCTTGAGCCACATCAATCGCCCTCTGTTTATTCCATTTTTTAAAAATCTCATTTATTCTCTTCGCTATTTGTGGAACACCTTCCCCCTCTGCCATACCTTCCATTAAGGCTTTTCTTAATCTTTTTACACTCGTCTTTTCAAATTCTTTTGCGAATTTCAACGTATAGCTCTTCAGCCATTTCTGGACTTCAGGATTGCTCACATCGAATACGACATCCGTTGCAGCAAGCTTTCCCATCTCTATATTGC